TGAACATCTTTTGCAGGTTGTCTGTGTCAGGCTTGCTGGTCTTGTATTCTCCGTCCTTGTGCTTGCCGTCATTCGGAAACAGCCACTTTGTTATGAGCCGTATCCCACAGATGTACTTTTCAGGTGGTCTGTGCCTTGCTAGGTTTGCCGTGAGCTTTTCTTTTGCCGCCTTTACTTCGGGTGGGTCATAAAATATCGGCTTGCCATTTCTCACTGCCACCTTGTGCTCCTGCGCCGTAGCTGTCGGCGGTATCATCGCCATAAAAAATTCAGTCATTGTTATCTGCTCCTCTCCAAGTCCGTGTAGTTTGGTCATAGCTTATCATCTTGTGATTTGCAGCCATAT